ATCATTGTGGGCAGAGTGATGGACTGGATCTCGGAGAAGATCAGTGCCATTTGGAATGCGATCGTGGCGTTTTTAACGCCCATTTTAGAGGGCATTCAAATGACCTTTGAAACCATCTGGAATGCCATCTCCAATACGATTTCCACGGTTTTGACGGCAATTCAAGATGTGGTGACTACAGTTTGGAATGCGGTATCTGGTTTCATTTCTTCTGTTTTGTCTGCGATCTGGAATGTGGTTTCTTCCATCTGGAACAGCATCTCCGTGAATGCCATTTTTTCTGTGGTATCGTCTATCTGGAATCAGATTTCTTCTGCGGTTTCCAATGTTCTGAACGCCATCCGGTCGGTGGTATCTTCTGTCTGGAACAGCATCAAGAGCACCGTTTCCAACGTGATGCAGAGCATTTCTTCTACGGTGTCCAGCATCTGGGACAACATTCGTTCTGCAGTTTCTGATAAAATCAGCGGCATCAAATCCACCATTCAGAATGGTTTTGATGCCGCTGTGGGATATATCAAAGGACTGGCTTCTGATGCCTGGAATTGGGGACGGGACATCATTCAGGGAATCATTGATGGCATTCAGAGTGCCATCGGCTGGCTGGCGGACTGCGTCACCAA